AGAATAACATCACTTTTATTTTCTAAAGTGGCTCTTTTAACAGCTTCAGAAACATCAGCAGATACAAGAATAGCTGCAGTAGAAGGAGCATCTCTTGCTGAACAAAACTTAGCATCCTCTAGAGTAGTTGCACAAGTGTTAGATGCAACAGGATCAAGTGGTACAACAAATGAAACATTGGCTCTTACTGGCGATGATCAAGTAGGGGGAAGTATTCAAGGAGCAGTAGGAACAGGTCAAACAGGTGCATTATTAACAAGTGCTACAGTGTTTGATTTTGAAGCAGTAAAAGAGTTATATAGTAGAAGAAGAACTATTTTTATAGCGAGGGCTGCATAATGTCTACATCAGCCGAAAGAACAGCTTTAGTTGCAAGTGAAAATAGAGCAATTTTTATACCTAGAGGAACAACTGCATTTGATCGTACTGTTTTTGTAGATAAAATGAACAGATCAATTTTTATAGAAAGACAATCAACTTCTGCTGATAGAACAGTATACGCAAGTGAGGACTAAATATGAGTTTTAAATGGCCTAACAAAGATCCAGATGAAACACTAGATTATAGTGTAGATTGGTCAAGATTTTTAGGAACTGCTACAATAACTACAGTCGTTTGGGCAGTTAAATCAACAAGCTATACAACACAAACAACTTTAGCTTCAGGACAAACTTTAACAACAGCTTCTAGTTCAGCAGTAACAGACTCTATACAGAATGTTTCTCAAACAAATACCCCAAGTGGTGCAGCAACTGTAGCAACAATTAATATAGCAGGCGGTACAGCTAATGAAGTATACACATTTTTTTGTACAATGACAGATTCAACAGGTAGTACTGCACAAAGAAGTATTAAATTAAAAGTTAGGGAGAAGTAATGGCTTACGATTTTTTAGGCTTAACAAATGATGTTAATAGAAGACTAAATGAAGTAGAACTAACATCATCTAATTTTGCTTCTTCTATAGGTGCATACAGTGCTATAAAAGATAGTATTAATTCATCTATTAGATATATTAATCAGCACGAACAACAGTGGCCTTTTAATCACGTTGAACAAGAAGATACATTAACAGCAGGAGAAGTAAGATATGCATATCCTTCTGATGTTAAAACTGTTGATTTTAATAGCTTTCGCATAAAAAGAAATAGTACATTTGGTAATGAAACTAAAAAATTATCATTAATAGCTTACGAAGAATACTTGACAAAGTATGTAGATTATGAGTATAATACTGCAAACACAGGAATACGTACTGTTCCAACTTCAGTATTTAGATCTCCTAATCAAGAATACGGTGTTGTTCCTCCCCCAAATAAAGCTTATGAATTAGTGTACGAATACTATAGGCTTCCTGTTGACCTTGTGAATGCAACAGATGTGCCTGCGTTGCCCGAACAGTTTAGACATGTTGTTGTAGATGGAGCAATGTACTACGCTTATTTATTTAGAGGTAATACACAGGATGCAACTGTGTTACAATCTAAGTTTCAAGAAGGCATTAAGAATATGAGAAGCCTATATATAAATAGGTATAATTATTTACGTTCTACAATGATTCAACAAAGCGAAACATATTCTTCTGTTTTACGTGTGAACTAATATGGCTACATCTTGGAGTACATACCCTATTGAATTTAAGGGCGGTTTAATTACCAACATGAGTCCTTTGCAACAAGGTATAAACTCTCCTGGCTCAGCTAGAGTATTAAAAAACTTTGAGCCATCCGTAGAAGGTGGGTATAGAAGGATACTAGGTTTTACTAAATTTGATTCTAATATTGTACCTCCATATGGTAATCCAGTAGTTCATGGTGCATCTCAATCAGGTACAACATTAATTATAGCTGCTATTCATAAAACACCTGAAGTAGGTGATACATTTACAATAACAGGTGTAACAGGAACATACACAATTGCATCAGGTGGCGTATCTTATGATTCTACAAATAATAGAGCTACACTTACTCTCACAGGTTCTCTTGCTTCTAGCCCTGCTAATGGTGCATTAGTAACTTTTGCTACTACAACAACAAGTCATCTTATTAATGGTGTAACTAGTTGGGAAGATAAAGCAATAGTATCACGTAACAATGATCTATTTAAAACTACAGGATCAGGCTACACTAAAATTAACAAACCTAGTTATGGTACAGTTTTAGTCAATGGGGGAAGTCAAAGTGGTGGAACATTAGCAGTAGATGGTTTAACTTCTGCTCCTCAAGTAGGTGATGTATTTACGATAGCAAGTGTAGATAAAGTATACACAGTTACAGCAGATGCTACAGTTAGTTCAGGTGGATCTACATTAAACATTAATCCTAACTTAGCTAGTTCACCTTCAGATGATGCTGTTATTACTTTTATAAGTACACCTAGAGAAAATGCAACAAAAATAAGATTTGCTTCTTACAATTTTAATGGAACACTAAAGTTAGTAATGGTCGATGGCACAAATCATCCAGCGTTATATGATGATTCAACATTTACTGTATTAAATGATGCTCCTACAGATGTGTTATCAGCTAAATATGTTGTTAATTTTAAAAATCAATTAATATTTGCTAAAGGTAGTACAATAACATTTACTGCACCTTATAGTGATACAGATTTTACAGCAGCAAATGGTTCAGGTACAATTAATGTAGGCGATACAATTACAGGTTTAGCTATATTTAGAGAACAACTTGTTATCTTTACTGAACGAAGTATATTTAGACTTGTAGGGAATACAATTGTTGACTTTCAGTTACAGCCAATAACTAGAGATATAGGATGCTTAGAGGGAGATACTATTCAAGAAATAGGTGGTGACGTAATTTTTTTAGCACCTGATGGTTTAAGATTATTAAGTGGAACTGAAAGAATAGGGGATTTTGGGCTAGGAGTTGTGTCTAAAATAATACAAAAAAACTTAACTACGTTTATTTCAACTAACACAAGTTTCTCTAGTGTGGTTATTCGTGAAAAATCTCAATACAGACTTTTTGGTTATAATACTAATATTAACGAAGAAAGCGCGCAAGGAATTATAGCTACACAGTTTTCTGCTCAAGGTGGATCTAGCATTCAGTTTGCAGAAACAAGAGGAATAAGAGCTTATGTTGCAGGTGGAAACTATAACGAGGAAGCAGAGTTAACATTTTTTGCTAATAATGATGGGTACGTTTATAAACTAGAAAATGGAAATAACTTTGATGGGTCAAATATACCAACAACTTTTGCTACTCCTTTCGTGCCTGTTAATGATCCAAGGGTAAGGAAAGCATTCTATAAAGTTTATCTTTACGCTGATCCTCAAGGTAGTGTTGCGTTTGATTTAAGTTTAAAATTTGACTTTGATGAAAAAGACAGTGTTCAACCTAGTAAGATAGACTTTTCTAATACAGGTAATGAAATAGGTTTTTATGGCACGGCTACTTATGGAACAGGTACATACGGAACTAAACTACAAAAAACATTTCAAGCACAGACAATAGGTTCAGGATTTACAGTATCTATGCAGTTTGAATCTAATAATAAGAACCCCCCATATTCTTTAGACGCACTTACTTTAGAATATGATACATACACAAGAAGGTAATTTAAAATGGGTACAGGATATACAAGAAACGATTCATCTAATAACATAGCAGATGGCAACGTAATTAATGCGTCAGATCTAGATGGTGAGTATGATGCAATAGAATCGGCTTTTGGTACATCAGGACACACACATGATGGTACTTCAGGCGAAGGAGGTGTGGTTACAGTACTAGGGCCAGCACAAGACTTTGTTGCCAGTGCATCAGAAATAAAACCTAAGACTGACAATACGTTAGATATAGGAACATCTTCCCTAGAGTTTAAAGATTTGTACCTAGATGGTGTAGCCTACATTGATGGTTTGGGGGAAACTATGCTTGTGGCTACTGACAAAGCTATACAGTTTAGAGACACAGCAATATCTATTAACTCAAGTACTGATGGACAACTTGATATTGATGCAGATACAGAAATAGAAATAACTTCTCCTACTGTAGATATCAATGCAAGCACAGTTGTTAATATTAGTACAGACCTTATTGTCGGTGATGATCTTACACTACAGAGTGATGCAGCCGTATTAAACTTTGGTGCTGACAGTGATGTAAGTTTAACACACGTAGCTGATACAGGTCTTTTATTAAATGGTGCTTCTGCTATACAATTCAGAGATGCAGCATTAGCTATTAACTCTAGTGCAGATGGGCAGTTAGATATTATTGCTGATACACAATTAGAGATTACAACCCCTACTCTCGAACTTAACTCTGATGCCCAGATTATAGCAATCGGTGCTGATGGTGATGTTACAATTACACATGAAGCTGATACTGGCTTGAAGATGAAAGCTGCAAGTGGGTTTGAGTTAAACCTACAGACAGGTGATACATCTGTAGAATCAGGTAATGTATTAGGTAAGATCACGTTCAATGCCCCTAGTGAATCTAGTGGTTCAGATGCAC